GAGGCGCATCACGCGGTGGCGGACAGCTACCGCCGGATCATCGACCGGGTGCGCGATGCAAATCCCGACGCGAGGGTGTTCGGGGTGACGGCAACGCCGACCCGGGGCGACCGCAAGGGTCTGCGCGAGGTCTTCGACAATGTCGCCGACCAGGTGCGCTTGGGCGAGTTGATCGCGTCTGGCCACCTCGTGCCGCCACGGACCTTCGTCATCGATGTCGGGGTGCAGGAGGAATTGAAATCGGTCCGCAAGACCAGCGCTGATTTCGACATGACCGAGGTGGCGGACATCATGGACCGCGCGCCTGTCACCGACGAGGTGATCCGCCACTGGACCGATAAGGCGGGGGACCGGCAGACCGTCGTGTTCTGTTCCACCGTCGCCCACGCGGAACATGTGACCGAGGCGTTCCACGCGGCGGGTATCACGGCCGCTCTGATCCATGGTGATCTGGCGGCCGAGGCCCGCAAGGCCATCCTCGCCGACTACGCGGCAGGCATCATCCGCGTTATCGTCAACGTGGCCGTGCTCACTGAAGGCTGGGATCATCCGCCAACGTCCTGCGTCGTGCTGCTGCGGCCCAGTTCCTACAAATCCACCATGATCCAGATGATCGGGCGCGGGCTGCGCACGGTCGATCCGGAGGAGCACCCGGGGCTGGTCAAGACCGACTGCGTGGTGCTGGATTTCGGAACGTCGAGCCTGATCCACGGCACGCTGGAGCAGGATGTCGATCTGGATGGCAAGATCGGCACTGGTGAAGCCCCGACCAAATCCTGCCCGGCCTGCGCAGCGGAGATCCCGCTCGCCGCCACCGAATGCCCGCTCTGCGGAGAAGTGTTGCTGCAGGATGAGGGCGAAACAGGCGCGGAAGCTGTGCCGCTCTCGGGCTTTGTCATGACCGAAATCGACCTTCTGAAACGCTCCAGCTTTGCATGGGTCGATCTCTTCGGCACGGACGACGCGCTGATGGCCACTGGCTTCACCGCCTGGGGCGGCATCTTCTGGATGGATGGCGTCTGGTACGCCATCGGCGGGGCCAAAGGCGAGCGGCCAAGGCTTCTGGGCGTCGGCGAACGCACTGTCTGCCTCGCGCAGGCCGACGACTGGCTGAATACCCACGAGAGCGATGAAAGCGCCTTCAAGACGCGAGGATGGCTGCGCCAGCCACCCACTGACAAGCAGTTGAAATACCTGCCGCCCGAATACCGCCACGACTTTGGCCTGACGCGCTATCGCGCCTCGGCGCTGATGACCTTCGGCTTCAACAAGCGCGCCATCCAGGCAGCGGTAAATGCGGTGGCTGGTCCCGAACGGAGGGCGGCATGACCCATGAAACTAATAACGCCCATCACGGCCGAGGACCGGCGGCGTCTCTGGCAACCGCGTGGAACGCTCTGTGCTGTCTGCCGGCAACCCACACGTGGTTTTGGCTGGCGCGATCCGGTCCGGTCGAAGCTGCCCCGGCCATCGGTCTGGTTCTGCTCGATGCCCTGCCAAGACTTCTGGACGCGCTTGGCGCGGGAGCGTTTTGCCATGGTTGATCTCACCGAAGAAGAACGCGCCGCCATCACCGCCACCATGAAACGCGTAGCACTCCTGATGGACGAGATCGGCTGGCATACCGCTTTCGCCGATCTGACCGAGGCGCAGGTGCGCGCCCTGATCGAGGAAGCCGTCGAGGGTTTCCGTGAGGCCATGTCCGATATCGCCCGGGCCCAGACATCGGAGGTGCCGTTCTGATGCTGGATTTCAATCACCGGCCCTCCACGGGCGAGCAGATCAACGCACTGGTCGACGCCGCGCTGAACGCCGAACGCGAGGCCACGCCGCCCCGGACCTATCTCGGCGCGTCCCGTCTGGGACACGCCTGCGAACGCGCGCTGCAATTCGAGTTTGCCGGTGCGCCGAAGGATGAGGGTGCCGATTTCAGCGGGCAGACGCTGCGGATTTTTGCCATCGGTCATCAGCTCGAGGATCTGGCGATCCGATGGCTGCGCGCGGCCGGGATCGATCTGGTCACCCAAAAACGCGATGGCGGCCAGTTCGGTTTCTCGGTCGCAGGCGGTCGTATCCGGGGCCATGTCGACGGGATCATCGCCGATGCCCCGGCAGCGCTCGGCATGCGTGTTCCCGCGCTCTGGGAGTGCAAGACGATGAACGCCAAGAACTGGCGGGCCTGCGTCAAGGACGGGGTGACAGTCTCCAAGCCCGTCTATGCCGCCCAGATCGCGATCTATCAGGCCTACATGGAGTCCTCGGTGCCAGGGATTTCGGCGGCACCGGCGCTGTTCACGGCGATCAACAAGGACACGGCCGAGCTGCACCATGAGCTCGTGCCGTTTGATGCCGATCTCGCTCAGCGTATGTCCGATCGCGCCGTGCGGATCCTGCAGGCTACCGACGCTGGCGAGCTGCTGCCGCGCATCGCTGCCAATCGTGATTTCTTCGAATGCCGGTTCTGTGCCCATGCCGAGCGGTGCTGGGGGCTGGCCACATGACCGATGAGCACACCGACCCATCCAACCCCGAGCAGGACCTGACCATGCGCGATGACACGACGCCCGATGCACCCATGACGCCTGATGCACCCAAGGAAAACATTGTGCATTTCAATCCTTGGCGGGATTTCAACGACGCGGCCCCGCAAACCGACCCATTCGGCGATGAGCCTGATCTCGAGCAGATCACCCAGTTCATGCAGGTCGTCTTCGGCTATTGTGACGGGCTGATCCCGGTCCGCAGTTTCATCGACAAGGGTCAGGGCATCGATGGCCGCCCGCACAACATCTGGCTGGAGGCAGATCAGGCCGCGCCTGAAAAGATGGCGACTTTCGCCACATGGGCCTCCCGCGAGGGGGCCGCGGTCTACGTGATCCCCGGCACAGTGGCCGCGCCCGGTCAGGCCAAGGCCGCCGAGATCCTCCAGATGCAGACCGTGGTCGTCGATCTCGATACCGGCGATATCGCTGCCAAGCGCGCCCATCTGGAACGCCATCTCGGCGCACCGACCATGGTGGTGGAGAGCGGCGGCGTGACACCAGAGGGCCAGCGGAAAGCGCACATCTGGTGGGCGCTGACCGAGCCCGCCGAGGGCGACGACATCGCCCGTGTCTGCCGAATGCGCGGGGATATCGCGGCCAAGGTCGGCGGTGACATGCATTTCCGCTCCGCCCACCAGCCGATCCGGGTGGCAGGCAGCGTCTACTACAAGAACAGCCTCAAGACGCAGGTGCGGATCGTCGAGCTGAACGCCGACCGCGAGCGTGACTTGGCCGAGTTCATCGAAGCGGTCACAGACATGCCGCCCGCGCCTGGGGTGTCGCTGCAGCCCGAGTTCACGCATCCCGACAAACCGGCCATGGACGATGTGCTGGTGACCCCGGTGCGCGAGGGGGCGCAGGACGATTGGTCCCGCTTCGAGGGTGCGTCGGCTGCGATCGGGTATTTCATCCGCATGGTCCACGAGGGCCGGATGACAAAAGACGAAGGCTGGGAAGGCATCTGCGGCTACAACGCCGCGATGTTGCGGCCGCAATGGCCCGTGGAACGGCTCAAGCGGGAGTCCGAGCGGCTCTGGGAGCGCCATGTCGAGAAATACGGACCGCCCCTGATCCGGCTCGATTCCGGTGCACCGGGACCGGTTGAAATGCCCGCGTTCACTCTGGGCGCGTTGCTGGACGACCAGAGTCCGATGCCGGAGGACATCATCGCACCGCGCGTTCTGACACCGGGCGGGCTCTTGGTGCTGGGTGGCGCGCCCAAGGTGGGCAAGAGCGACCTTCTGATCTCCTGGCTCGTCCACATGGCAGCAGGCGTGCCGTTCCTCGGGTTCACCCCGCCACGGCCGCTGCGGATTTTCTATCTGCAGGCCGAGATCCAGTATCACTACCTGCGCGAGCGGCTGAAGCAGATCGCCCTGCCACCAGAGGTAATGGCCGCCGCGCGCAATACTTTCGTGGCCACCCCAAAACTGAAGATGCTGCTCGACAACGAGGGCAGCGTGCGGGTGGCCCGCGCCGTGCGGACGGCCTTCCCCGATGCGCCAGTGGACATCATCTGCGTCGACCCGATCCGGAACCTGTTTGACGGTGGGCCGGACGGCGGCGGCGAGAACGACAACACCGCCATGATGTTCTTCCTGAAGGAACGGGTGGAGGTCCTGCGCGACCATATCGACCCCGACTGCGGCGTGATCCTGATCCACCACACGAAGAAGCTTAGCAAGCAGCAGGTAAAGGACGATCCCTTTCTCGCGCTCTCCGGCGCCAGCGCACTGCGTGGGTTTTATACCTCCGGTCTGATCCTGCATCGGCCCGACGAGGATTGCTCGCAGCGCAAGCTGGAGATTGAGCTCAGGAACGGTCCCGCGCTGCCGCCCAAGGTGATCGACAAGGTCGGCGGCCAATGGGTCGAGATCAACCCGATGAACGAGCGTCTGGTGCGTCAGGAGGTGGGAGCCAAGCATGATGCGGAGCGCGCCCGGAAGCACGATGTGATCCTGGCAATTCTGCTCGATGAAGCCTCGGAGGGGCGGCTCTACACCTCGACGCAATTGGGTGAGGCCTTCGAGAACCAGCATGGTCTTGGAAGTCAGTTCACCATCCGCGAGCGCCTCGGCGTTCTGGCAACCAAGGGATTTGTGAAGTTCCGTCGTGACCTCTCCGAACAAGGCTTCGCGGCGACCCGGTCCCACTTCGGCTACCTGTGCGTGGAAGGCATGCGTTTCGGTCAGGATCCGATCATTGATCCCGCCACCGGCGAGGTGCTCGGAGAGGGCATTTCAGTCCAGCCGAGCCATTACAAGTGCCCCCATTCCGGCCGCGCCAGAGAGGTCGAGAACCCCGCTGTCTGGATCTATCCGGAAGGGGGCGATGAGTGACTTTGTCATATGACAGAGGCCTTTGCCATCCTCATGCCTCTGTCGTGAAGTCAATGAAATCAATAGCTTACCGATGACGATGACAAAGGTCTATGTCATGCCCCTCTGTCATCAAAAACAGGAGAAAACGATATGAAAACAGATACTTGCGCTACCGGCATGAGGAAGAGTGGCAACCCCTATACTAAGTATGAGGGGGGCGGACGTCGTCCCGCCCCCTCATACGACGATAGTATCCGCGCGACTGGTTTGCCCGATGCTGTTGTCGATCAAGGCAAGCGCTCCACTGGTGGCCAGTCTGCGCGCGTCGTTCACAAGATCAATTTCCGCGTGCTGCCGTTGCCGGGAACCGTGCTGATGCATGAGGGTCAGCGCTATATCGCGGTTGGCTCCGACCTGCACAAACGCCGCGACGGGCAAATCGTCCCGATCATCCTTTGGGAAAGCCACTGCGCGCAATGCGGTAGGCCATTCCAATGCTGGAGCGGTCTGCGATCGGGAACGCTGAATCGTCGCTGCCTTGATCACCGCGCGCCCGGCAAGGCGGTGGCTGGGGCCGGTCGCAAGCGAGTTGCCAAGCACCTCAGCAAGCACGGCAGGCGGAAGAAATCCTGAATTCATCCGACGACGGCGGCCCGTACCGCCAAGCACATGACCGCCGTCGTCTTCCACCCCCGAAGCCAACCCGAAAAGGAGACCACGATGGCTGAAGCGACTCTCACCACCAGGATGCGCGAGGCAATCC